CTACAACTGCAAAAAGTATAGCTAGATACTTCATGTCTACTTTCAGTAATTTAGAATACTGTTAGTATAACATCATTTATTGGTACTTGTCATCCAATTCGACGCTCGAAAGTCCAGCGATCATTTGAAACTTATCCCAAGCCATTTTGGCACTAGGATTCTTTTCCAACTCACTATTTGGCAATACTGCTTCTAGCCAAATCTCTGGACGCCGGCGTGGATGAGCACCAAACTTACGTGGCTGGTGCAGTTTGCCAGTTTCCCAAAGTTCAATGCTGACACTACGGAACTGGTCTTCGTCAGTGTATCCAGCCCATTCGGGATTGCTACCGCCAAAGAATCCTTGAGAATAGGCGTTAGTGTGACCGCCGCCGTAGCCAATCCAAATGCCCGACCATTGTTCGTCATCGTGCGGATCAAAATCTGTACGAGTAATTAAAATTAATACATCGTCGATACTTACTTTACCATCGACAATATCCCTAACGCAACGGCTATAGCTTAGTCCGATTTTCATTTTGCTTCTTTCACAATTTGTTTATAACCTGCCCAACTTGGGTGAATACCATCCGGTTGTAATTTTGTAATAGGCAATACAACGTCACCATTCTCTGCCGCTACCTTCTTTACAATTTCTTGTATGTTGGGTTTAATAGCAGGCAAAATCCAGTAAACACGATCTGCTTTTACATTAACACGCAACATGGCTAGTTCTGCTTCTGTGTTTACACCTCGATGATCGTTAGTGCCTAAACTAATAATAACATGCTTTGCTTCAGGTTTCAAGTGGTCTTGGATCATGAATTTCTTGTTCCACTGCCAACTATTCCATCCACCTTTAGCATAAACAGCACACTCTGGCGCAAACATACCGGTGCCTACGGCAATGCTATCACCTAACACCATGCAATCGATCACAGTTCAAACCTCACTTGTTTAATACTGTCCCAACGAAAGCTCTTCCAGTGTCCAGCTTCTATGTCGTAGACAGGCATGACATCTTCATTGACCTTGCGTTCCTTTTTGGATTCAAGGATCGCAGGGTCTTTGAACATGACATAAGTTGGATTAGTAGTACACTTCATTACACGTTCAGTGCCGTCCTTTTTGGTAAAAGTTACGACAACTTCAGTTGAACGAAGCATACCACGTAGCCATTTTTTAAATAGCGTTAGCTCAGTTTCATTTAGAGACATTGGCTAATCTTTCTCGTAGTTCTAAATTTTCTTCTTCTAACTTTGTAATATGATTAGCCAAACCTACCATCAGGTTAAACATATTTTCAGCAGTCTTAATAGTGTGATCAGCAATATTAAAATCAGCTGGTTCTGTTTTAACTTCTTCCATTTAAATCTCCAATAAAATATTTGGGTTCCAGCCACTTTCTTCACTGTAGCCGTCACTTTCATAACCACGTGGGTTACATACAACTCTTGTTTCACCGATCATGTAGTCAAACGGATGATGGGTGTGACCGTGTGTCCATAGTTTGATTTGTGGACGATCCAAAATAAACTCACTCAAATCACTGTGGTAAGCACCGTTCATCAAGTAGTCAGTTTTGTAAGATTCATGTACGCTTTGAAAACTTGGACTATGATGCCCAACTACAACAAACTTTTCATCTGGCTTTTCTGCCACAACAAGTTTGATATAGTCCAGCATCTTTCTATGACGCTGTGCAGTTTCTAAAGGTTTGATGCACCTATAGCCGTCAAAGTCATTGCGAATGATTCGGAAATCGTTCATCATATCTTTAACTGCATGAACAGTCAATGGGTCGCCTTTATTTAGATCAGTCCAGAGTGTGCCACCGATAAAGGTAACATCATCAATCTTTTTACTGCCGCACTCTAAGAAGTAGATGTTGGGAAACTTAGCACACTCGTTACTAAGTGTTTCCAAACCTTGATACCACTTACCGTGATAAAACTCATGATTACCTGCAATATAGATTACATGGGGAAATTGAAAACTGCAACGCTTCAAAAAGTCGCGGAAGCGAAGTGCTGTGCGTTGACGTCTACCTAATCCTTCCAAGTTAACATCAGAGTACATACCATAACTAGTTTCAGGATGGTCGTGGAGATCCTGGGCAACCATAATGTCACCACTTAGGATCAGTACATCATAGTTCTGATCATTCTGAATGTTGATGTCGCTGAACTCTAAATGGAGATCAGAGACTAGTTTGATTCTCATCTTCTTCCTCTATAGGAAATTTTGGTAAATGATTCTGCGCAAGCCAATCTTGCGCATCTTGTTTAGTATACTGGCCTTTTTCCACTTTGTCAATAAACTCACGCAACATTTTATTCATCCAATCATTGAATGACATATTCTCTGCATGAGCTTGTTTGAAAGCAAACATCAACAAATCATCTGGCAAGTCTATAGGTACACTTACATCTGTGCTGTAATCTTCGCCTGCTCGAATAGCTAGAGCTTTTTGAATGAAATCGTCATCTACTTCTAAATCGGTATACTCGATATCATCCCAGGCTTCGTTCAAATTAACTCCACGAGCTAGTGACTCTTTACGATGCTTTTCGACAAACTTGGGATTGATCATGCGATAAGCACGATCATTGGTATAGTCGCATACACTTACTTCATATACCTTTTGACTCTTAGTACTGAACACAATACTGAAACTGTATCCACCTGCACCGTGAACACCATTCCAACTATCCAGTGTAAAACTATTTGGTCCGTAGCAACTCCAACCGTAATCACTGCCTTCAGTAATCTTATAGTCAACTAGTTCCATCCATTCTTTTAAAGTAATCATTGCTCGAATCCTTCCTTGAGTAATTTAGTTTCTTCTAGTTCATCTTCCGGAGTATCAAAATCCTGCCCACCGTGTTCTACACACACTGTCTTGATCCAACCACCTGGGGTCTGTGTTCCGGGCTTGCCACATTCTTCACAGGTAACACCTGACATAGATTCCGCCATGTCAACAAGTCCGCGAATGTATTCATCACCGCCTGTGTAGTAGAAGCGTAGGGTGCCAAACTTTTCTTTAACTTGATCCAGAGTTACTTGCGGAACTTCTGCGGGAATTTCACGCAGGGGATCTTTGATAAGTTCTTGCTTACGTTTTTCTACGTAATCTCGATTCAGCATGTCTTTCATATCCTCGTCGAATAATGTAGAGTCACCGGCTTTGAGTTGTTCAGCCATCTTATTAAATTTGATAGCGACTTCACGCTGTCTAATCTTCCAATCAATGTGATGCTGAATATTACCCATAAGTTGATTGAGGATCTGGAACCAACCATCACCACATTCAAATCCCCAACACATACAAGTTTCAGTCATGTGTAGGTTACGATTAACCATCATCTTTGGATATACCTTACATAGGTATTCGTCGTGTTCTTTCTTCATATAATTTTTCCTAATCCTAAATAGATTAATGCTTCTAATTCTAGTTGATAGTCTTGTCCAAGTCTACGTTTCTGGTAAATGGATTCTAACACTTCCTTGCCATCTCCATAGTCTAACACACCCGAACCGCGTGACTCTAATTCTTCAATTAGGTCGTCTGTGTCAAATTCTGACAAGTCAACGTCTACTTCGACTTCTGTGTAAATTGTTTTATACATTATTTGATTTCATCCGATGTTTCTGCAAAATGGCTAATAATTAAATCAAGTGCTTCTATAGTACGCATATTGAGCACAAGATCGCCCGGGTGTAGCCAATAGCCATCTGGATTACTATCTGTCTTGGGATTCTTTTTCCACTGCTTTAATTCTTTCTTAAGATAGGCACGATAGTCTTTTAGATTAAGGCTAGTAATGCGATCAGCAGTTTCGCCATCGATCCACTGGTAAGGTTTATGTTTGGCTTTACTCATGTTAATAAATCTCTTTTACAATATTAAATTCTTCCGCAGGCCACTTGGTTTTAAATTCCTCAGTTTTAACGTAGTCGTTATAGTCCTTTGCGTTAAAAAATACTTTATGAAATTCTGTCTTGTATGAACCTTTTTTGGTTACTGTTAAGTAAACCGATTTCGCTGTACCTGCCATTTATTGTGCCGCCTTTACATAGTTAAGTCTGGTCTCATCGTTTCCGTGTTTCCAGTGTTTGCTGTTATCTTTTACCTTAGCCTTTACAATTACGCAAGGTCCAGTTTTTAACTCTATTTGACTCATCCAAGAGGCCATCTTATTGTTAATTATAGCACAGATATTGTATCCGTCAAAGTTTTTTGACTTAATTACTTCAACAATCTCACAGTCCAAATCTGCTAGACGATCCCCAGGCGTACCCAAAAATCCTTCTTCAACTTGCCTAGCAAGTTTTTTAACTCGATTGTGAGTAACGTCTTTGGCCTGTACGCTGGGTAAACAAGCCACATAACCAAACTGGTTTTCTTTAACTGTTGCACTATTGAGTATAGAATGTACAGTAGTAAGGAAATCGTTTTCGCCATCTATCGCGGCAAACAATAACCGTTTGTAATATTTTTGGATTTCTTCTGCTCGAGCAACATCCTCGGGTTCAATCTTAAGCGCCTTAGTATCTGGAAGAACCATTTTGTCATCCAGTGTCAGAATCATTAAAATTTTGTTTGGATATTTGGTGTACATAGCTACACCGTCATCTGAATATATTGTTTCAGTTTCTTTAATATAAGTACCATTAAATCGCTGTGCCGCACACGCCAATTCTAATACTTGCTGTGTAGGATACGCTTTCATGTCGCTCACTCTGTGTGTTAATATACAAGTATTTTACATGAAAATGAAACGTTTGTCAACCGTTTCCAAATGATGATAAATCTTTTTGGATAGCTTTTTGGTTATCTCATTCATGCCAAAATGTCCAATATAGGCACGTAGTGTAGGGCTGGTAAAAACTGCACCAGTACGCATCTTGCTCATAATACTGATCCTACTTAAATTACGTTTAGCTCTAGCCGGTTCTAGTGTACGTAGTAGTTCAATAGCAATACTAAATGCGTAAGCATCAAGTTCGTCTTGACTAGCTAGGTATTTGTCATAGGGTGTAATGTCTGCATTTTCTACATATTCGTTATGATCCCTGCGCATACTTTGGTATTGATGCCGAAACTCGTGTACAGTAGCGTCAAAGATTTCAATAAGGAATGATTTAATTTGGTGGGCACCAAATTCTTCTGTGCCTGTTAAATGGTGATGTACAATAATTTCAATAGCTGTTTCCATATTGAAATCGTTTTCGCTATCGTAATAGGCCATTACGTACCATTTATCTGGATCTAGATCTTTATCTTTACGAGTCTTGATTGCAATATCAAACTCGTGATCTTTGAATGTTCTACGGGTAAGTTTTATTAGTTGTTTGAAATTGGTTAGTTCAGGACTAGATTCTTGAACACTTTTACAAACATTATATACACGTTCAAGAATGACATTCATATTACAACCTATATGTTACGCGACCCTTTGACAAGTCGTATGTGCTTACTTCCAACCTGACCTTATCACCTAAGATGATTTTGATTTTATTTTGTTTTAGCTTACCACCTAAGTAGGCTAACAGCACGTGGTCTGTGTCGTCTACTTTAACTCTGTACATATTTGCAGGGAGTACTTCTGTGACTATACCAGTCATTTCTAACAAATCGTCTTTGGCCATTATTCTTTTTTACTAATATGCAACGCACCTTCGATTACTTCAATGTGCATGGTATCGCCTTCTTTCCAACCTTGTTGCTCGCAAATTTCTGGAGGAATCTTCATTATAACATTATCTGGGTCTCCAGGAATGTCCTCAAAAATTTCTTCTACTTTAAAAGTTAATGCTGTCATTTTTTTCCAATAATCATGTATCTGGTGTACAAAGGTAGTTCTAACGAACCGGCCCACTCAACCTTAATTTTACACTGATCTATAAAATTGTCAATTGAACTGGCTGTACGTATATGCTCCGGTATATCATAATTATTACTTTGAAGCACAAGCAAACTATTTAGCGGCATGTTTGACAACCACAGATTATATTGTTCTTCGGTAATATGTTCACAGCTGGTGTTAATAATAATATCAGCAGTTGGGTTAGTTTTACACATATCTCCGGTAACTGCTTTGAATCTACCTTCCATTTCTTCTTTTTTATTCATTAGTAAGGCAACGTGTCTACATAAAGGATCTATGTCCAAATTAGTTATTTCAGTAACAGGTATGCTACTTTGAAACAGCATACTGGCCAACACGCCTACCCAGC